TTTCATAAATGATAATGCATCTATACAAGTAATATCAACTTGGATATTACCAGTACTAAATGGAACATTTACATAGTCGTTAAACATAAATCCTTTCCATACAACAGATGCTGAACCATTTAATGGGGTTCTAGTCAATTCTACATAATATTGCCTATCATTAAAACTAAGTAATGATGGAAAATTATTAAAATCATCTTGAGTTGAAATAAGAAATGAGAAGTTTAATTGAGAAGATATAATACCTGGTTCTGGTTCATCACTATTAGAATTTGGCGTTATAGTAATAGAAGTAGGAGTATATGAATATACTGAACCACTACCTCCATCCTCGTAAATATTTATGAATAATTTACTTTCATCTCTTAATGATTGCTGTAGATTATACTTTAATACGTATGCCATTATGCTAAACTAATTGTTTGTCCTTTAATGTTTGATGCTTTTTGTGCTCTATTTACTGACAAAAGTAAGTCTTGTCCTCTTAATACAAATGTTCCACCTTGTCCACCACCTAACATATCTTTTAATTTATCTAATGGAGCAACTACCTCTGGATTAGATTTAGCACCTGGATATTCTCCCATCAATCCCATTGTAGGACCAGAAATAATACCTCCATTTGCAAATGCTGGAATATTACGAGTTTGACCACCTCCAGCTCCACCGCTAGTTCTACTTATACTAGATTTTAATGCTGCACCAACAGCAACCAATGCAATACCAGCAGCAATAGCAGCATAAGGGTTTTTAAATGCCTTTTTAAAAGCATCCATAGCAATTCCGTAGGCAATTAAAGCCTTACCAACTTCTTGTAAACCACCAGCTAGTAATTCTAAAAAACCTCCAAATATGTCAGTTTTTTCACCAGAAAGAGCTTTGCCAATATTTTCAGCAAACTTTGTTATAGAATCTCTTACTAAAGTAGTTAAAATGCCATTAATAGCATTAGCAGTTTCTTGCCAAGTAATAGAATAATCTTTTACCCTATCCTTTGAACCTTCAATAGCAGCATCAACTCTTTTTAGAGCATCATCTATTTTATCAAACTGTTCTGCAGTATATCCGCCAGTAGAAGCTAATTCATATAAACTATTTTTATACTCCTCTAATATTTTTATTCTATCAGTAGCACTTGCTTTACCAGATAAATTTGCAATCTTCATTGCAACATCAGATTGTATTTTTAAAGCATCTAATGAATTTTGTAAGTTTCTATTATCAATAATCTCTGCATCCTTAGCTATTTTATCGCTAGTCTTTTTTGCTTCTTCAATCTCTTTGTTATTATAATAAGCAGCAATTTTATCCATTTCTGCTCTATAAGCAGTATAATAAGTTATAGAATCTGTATAACCAGCATCCCTCATTACTTGTAAGTTCTCAGCTAATGCAAGTCCAGCTTCATATTCCTTTTTAGCTCTCTCATCTAAACTGCTAGTAAAAGCCTTAATTTCTGCATTATTAGCCTTATCAATAGCTTTTAATTTTTCTGCATCTGCTTTTTGCGTAGTCTTTAATAACTTTTGATTTAACTTATCAATAATAGTTTGAATATCTGTATCAGTTAAACCAGAATCTTTTAATGCAGCAAAATATGCAGTCATTGATTTTTTACCTTCAGCAGTAAGAACATCAGCTATTGCACCAGCAGTTTTCTGTACCTTATCTACTCCTTCTCTTTGAGCTTGTCCAACACCTTCTACAAGTGTTTTAATAATACTTTTTACACCAGTAACGTCAGCAAATTTAGCAATCGTATTTGCAGTAATAAATAACTTATCTAAAGCACTTGTTTGGTCTTGTAAACTAGCTATATCTTTTTTTGCTGCAAACTCAGAAGCCTTAGCAAAATAAAATTCAGCCTTAGCTTTTAGCATTAAGGCCTCTATATATTTTGGAGCTTTATCAACTAATGCTTGTTCAGCTTCTTCTAATGTTTTTACCTTGCCAAAAGAGTCTCCAAGTTTTTCATTATAATATTGAAGAGCTGCTGTCTTATCAATAAAACCATCTTTAGCTGCTTGAACTACAGAAGTTACTTTTAATAACTCTGTTCTTGCTGTTTCAGTTGATTTTGATGCTTCTACAGTAGCTTTACTTAATTCTTTTTGTGCCTTTTCTAAATCAGTAGTTTTTAATATGGCATCATTTATTTGTTGACCATAAGCAGTATATAAAGCAACAATGGCTGAAAATGCAAAATAAGCAGCACCACCAACTCCTGCAATACTTCCCAACAATGCTGGTAAGTTATTTTGAATACCTCTAAATCCAAACGGTAAATCTTGTACAACTAAAGATAATGCTGTCCATTGCTTATTAGATTGTTTTAATGCTCCTTCTCCAGTTTTAAGAGAATTATTTAGATTGTCATAGTTGGCCTTCATTTCAACTATCTTCTTATTAGCTGGGTCCATACCATTAGCTACTAATCTAACCATCTCTTTTTCAAGAGCAGCTAATTTCTTTTCTGTATTACTAGCTGTTTCACCAAATATCTTAGTATAAGCATCAATCTTCTTAATAGTCTCAGTAAACCTATCCTCAGCAATAATGGGAATTTTTATACCTTCTTCGTTAGCCATTTTTATTGTGGTTTAATATTTTCGTATTTCTTTAATACCTCTTGTAACTCTTCATTACTCATTATTCTTACTTTCTTCTTTATATTCCTTTTATCACAATCCAACTCTATTAATTCAGCAGGCTTAACCTTCTTGCCTTTAGGTAGTTGAATGTTAATAAGCAATGCAGTTTGCCATCTTGTTCTAACCCACTCTTGCTCTTCTTTATGCCTATAACCGTACCAAACAAAGTCTAGTTCGGCCATGGTCATATCCCAAAACAAATGGGGAAGTATTTGACACTCCCCCATTGTATATCTTTCTATGTCAAGCCATTCTAATTTTTTTTTTCATCACCACCTTCGCTTGATGTAGAATTAGGTTGCTCTATTCCACTACTCATGCTTTCAGATAATGTAGCCATAATATCTTGGAACTGAGTTCCTGCAATACCGCCCATATCATCTATCCAGTCGCATACGTCAATCTCTTTGAAGTCTGGAGTTCTCCCTTCTTTGTAGAATGGATATTCAGCAGCAGACCTAACTAGGTTAACTATTGCATCTAAAGCAGTTTCACCACTTAAAGCTGTACCTATTTCAGTAGGTCCTATACCTTGTAACTGACAGAATCTCTTTAGAGACCATGTACAGAAACGAAGCGGTATTACCTTACCATCAGAAAGTGATAGGTTAAATTGTCCTCTCATATATTTTGGTTTTTAGTTTATGCGTTGGTAGTCATCACTAATGCTCCTGTACCAGTAAATGATGCAGAGAAAGTAGCTGGAGATTCCATGTCACCAGTAAAGTCTAAAGACTCTATTTGTGCAACACCAGTCCAAATCTTGTCACCACTAACAAAAGTAGAGAAAGTCAAAGTAACATCAGTTCTTGAGCTGATAGAAGAGAATAAATCCTCTACATTGATTAAAGCAGCAGAAGCCTCGATAACTGCTAAGCCATCTGTTGATACTGACCAAGAACGTTGTCCTTGAATTTGAGCAGCCCAACCTTGACTATCTTTTGTAGATGCGTCTGGTAAGTCTGTACTTACGCTTAATGAGCAAGATGTAGAGTGAGCAAATGCGATTCCGCCAACCTTTACTACGAGTAAAGTACCGTTAAAAATTCCTGTAGTTGCCATTTTATTTGTTTTTTATGTTTATGTTATTTGAGTTACATAGTGATTTACTACTATGATTCTTCTAAAAATATATGTTTCTTCTACATAGTCAAAAGTAGCCTGGTTTGATGCCATATTCCTAGTTACTATGTTAAAGTTTGGTCCTGCATTTGGGTAATTAGCTGGTGCTGTTCCAATAATCTCTAAAAGACCATTAGCCCATTCATCAACCGCTTTTTGCCCTACTTCCCCAGATTTAAAGGTTCTATAGATAATGTCAAACTGTATGCTTACATCAAAGTTATAGCTTGTTTTGTCGCTAGTCTCTGTTGATGTCTGACTACTTATCAATAAGAAAGGAGGCTCTGAACCATCTGGAGCTATAGTATCATATACTGATAGCTCGTAGTTAGCACCCATTATCTTATCGAAATAAGCCTTTCGTATGGCATATCCGCAGTCTTTCATTATCCTTCTACCTCTACTTCTTTAACATCCATTTGTTGGCCATTTTGAGCCTCATTTAGCTTACCAAAGAACTGAATCAATGGTAACCCATACTTTGTAGGCATCTCTTGAAAAAAGGCCTCTAATTGCTTAATGTCTGCTTCTGTTAGTGTGATGTTTTTCATATTTGGTTATTTTTACAAATTTAGGTAAAATTATTTAGCTGCAATCATTGCTTTTAATTCTTCTATTTGTGCTTGTTGCTCTTGTATAGCTTTTGTCAATATTGCTATCATACTATTATATTCAACTCCAGCTAAAGAATTGTCTTGATTATACATTACTAATTCCTTGTTAACTTGCTCTACTTCATCAGCAATAAACCCATAAGTAATGTTATCGTATAATTCATCAGTAAATTCATTTGTTAAATTATCTTTTTTACGATAATTAAATTGTACTGGATTAAGTTTATTTATAAAATCAACATTTTTAATAGATTCTATATTTGATTTTGATTCTCTTGTAGATACTAAATAACCTAAATCACCATTACTATTAATAACTGCTGTTCTTCCAGTTGTTGAAGAATTATATGGAGAATTAGCAGCAAGACCTAAATTTATATTTCCATCACCTCTAATAAGAAATAAGTTAACTGAACCATTTTCACAACCTAAAGCATAAGAAGCAGATGTTGCAGTATCTGACCTAGTATATAATTTTACTGTAGTTGCTGAAGTATTAATACCTACATTACCCCCACTTGTAATACGCATTTTCTCACTTCCTACATAATTAAATGATAAAGCATCATTTCCATCATTTATGTTTACACCAACATCCCATTTTTGTCCATCAGTTCTAAACCCAATAAATGAACGATAAGTTCCAGCAACAGACTCAAGTCTTAATTCAGTTGTTGTTGATGATTTTAAATTTAATAAACTATTTACAGTAGAACCAGTTCCGATTCCAACTGAGCCATCTGGAGTAATATAAAATCTGGTAGGTACAGAATAAGATGTGCCTGCAGTTACTGAAGCATTTAGTCCTTGCCATCTTAAAGCACCTCCATCCAAACTAAGCATACCCATTCCATTTGGTGACGTATAAGCAGCAAGTATTGTTCCTGCTGAACCATATTTAGCATTTGAACCAAAATACATATCTGTTCCAGCTCTATACATTATTGAAGAGCCACCAAAATTCAAATAATTATATCCTGATAACAGACTTGTTTGTGGATTAAAATTGAATGTTGTTTCTGTATTTGTAAATGTAGCAGAACCATTAGATGCTATCAAAAGTCTATTAGTAGTATTTGTTGCAAAATTTAAAGTATTTGCATCACTTAAATACATGCCATTTGTAGGTACAGTAGAACCACTTGGGATAAAAGCAGTTGCAGTAGCAGTACTTGAAAAACTTGCACTTGTACCAGTTAAACCACCATATAAAGTAATGTTTGCACCGCCACCAGCACCTAAATTAGCTATTTGAGTTCCACTATTTGCATTTATGCTTAATCCTCCACTTGTTGCAGCTTTTACTTGTGGCGTAGTTAAAATTCCACTAAAGGTTCCAGTAGTTCCACTTAGTCCTCCAGTTAAAGTACCACCAGATAAAGCTAAATAAGTAGAAGCTGCAGTTGTTGTATCTAATTTAGTATTAATCTGTGTTTGTATTGCACTTGTTACACCCTTAACATAACTTAATTCAGTTAATGAAGGATAAGTAGCAGTTGATAAAGAACTAATAGTTCCAGTAGTATCAAAATATGCTAATTGATTAATAGAACCACTACCGCCTATATAAATTGGTACATTAATATTACCACTTGTATATGTTGCAGCACCATTAGTACCAGTTGTTGATATAGTAATAGCACTTTGTGCTCTACCACTTGTAAAGTATTGATTAGTACCTTCTGCAATAACCGAAGTTGTTAAAACTACAGTTCCAGAAGCTCCGTTTACAGTTGTAACTGGGAAAGCAATGTTTGTGTTTGATGCACTTGTAATTCTACCTTTGCCATCTACAGCTATTGTAGGTACAGAAGTAGAAGTTCCGTAAGTTGTAGCAGTAACTCCAGTATTCGCTAAAGTTAAAGCAGCAGTAGCATTTGCACTACCATCAAAGTTTACAGTCCATGCAGCATCTCCAGTAGTAGATATACTTCTTGCAGTAGAAAGTATGTTTGCAGCACTTGCGGTACCAGCTAAACTTCCTTCAAAATTTGCAACTAAAGTTCCAACTGTATATCCAACGCCACTTGTATTAACTACATTAGTAGGTTCATCTACTAAGCCAGTAAAGAATTTAAACTTACCAGCATTAGAAGCATCTCTAAATAATCCAGTAAACTCTATTCTTTCTTGAATAGAATCATAATATCTTCCATAATATCCTATGTCTACAGCATCTGTAGTATTGTTATCATTTGCAACCTCAAATAAAGGGTCTTTAGCTGATATTGATTGTGTATTTACATAAGTCGCAGTACCATTAATTGTTAAATTACCACTAACAATTAAGTTGTTTGGCATTGTAACGTCATTAGTAAATCCAATGGTTGTAGTATTTCCAACAGTATTAGCGGCAATCTGATTTGCGGTTCCATTTATAGTAGTTATACCTAAATCAGTCCAAGTAGCTGTAATTGTGTTAGCATCTTGTTCTGTTAAGGTTAATGTTTTTGTAGTAGTGCCAGTTACTCCAGCCGATACGATAGAACGATTATAAGCTATATCGTATTGACCTAATTTAACGGTAGTAGGTATAGCATAACCAGCAGTTAAGCTAAATACACCACTTGTGTTAGCATAAGTTAAACCAGTAGCAGATGACGATAATGCAAGTCTTGCACGAGTATCTGTATAGTATAAATTACTTCCTTCAGCTAAATCAGTAGTTGTTTTTGTTGCTAAAGCAGTATTAAATCTTGCTGTAGTATAATATAAGTTAGTACCCTCAGTTAAGTTTGTAGTGCTCTTATTGCTAAAAGCAGTATCAAATCTTGCTTGAGTGTAATATAGGTTTGTACCCTCTGCTAAGTTAGTTGTTGTTGATGCAGCTAAATTAGTTGTAAAATTAGTGTTACCTCTTGCAGTAGTCCAATACAAGTTAGTTCCTTCAGCAATATTTGTTGTAGTCAAAGTAACTGTACCACCTAATGATACGCTTTGACCATTGATAGTAATTGAACTATTGGTTAAACTTGCGTTTGGTATTGCAGCTAAGTTAAAAACACCACTTGTATTATCATAAGATATACCAGTTCCTGCTGTTACGCTTAAAGCAGCTCTAGCTCTTGCGTTAGTAAAGTACAAGTTTGTACCTTCTGGCAAGTTAGTAGTTGTTTTAGTTGCAAAATTAGTTGCAAAGTTTGCATCTCCTCTTGCAGTTGTAAAATAAAGATTCGTTCCTTCTGCCAAGTTCGTTGTGCTCTTAGCAGCGAAAGCTGAATCAAATCTTGCTTGAGTATAGTATAAGTTAGTGCCTTCTGGTACAACTGTAGTAGTTCCAGTAAAATTTCCAGTTAAAGTACCACCAGCATCATTATAAGTCCATGTAATACCAGTACCATTTTTAATTAAATTAGCAACAGTATCATCAATTAATTCTTTAATTTGTAATCCACCTCCAGTAATAATTAAATCACCAGTAACAGTTAAATCACCATTAACAGTTGCAGTTATAGTAGATAATGACAAAGCAGTATTAACACCAGAACCATCTTGAACTGGTTGCAAAGTGCCACTTACGCCTAAATTATTAGCACCAATTTGTAATACTTGTCTATATGTATTTTTTACCGCTTTACCTTGAAGAGTAGCCATTATATTTTAATTTTTTTAATTGTATTAACCATTTTATATAGTTCTTCCGAAGCTGTATTAAATAAGAACGGTCTATGGGGCAAATTTACTACATTTCCTTTATTTCGTTTAAATGTATTTGCATATCCCTCAAGTGACGTCATATTTAAGTTCCTATATACTGGTATTTGGAATCCTGGACCAGTACCAAACTCGACAAAAGGCGAGTAATAAATACGTGCTCCAACTACCGCACCATAACTTCCACTATAAGGAATGCTATATATAGAACCTTTTAATCCATAAGTCTCTCCTAACGGTGCACGTGCCCTAGCGTTATTCTCGATACTCAAAACGGTTATATTTATTATATCGTGAACCTTTTTCTTAACTTCTTCTGGAGCAGCCTTAAATCGCTTAGAAAGTCTATCTATGCCTTTATATTCTATTCTGAATGACATTAAGTATTTTCCCAGGTTGTACTAATATTCTCCCAGAAAGCAGTAATACTATCCCAAGTACCAACTCTCTTTAAGGTAGAACAAGTGATTCTTAAATAATTCTTATTGTCGTTTTCATCTATAATGCTGCTAATCAAGTAGATATTGCTGTTATATAGAATAGTAAGGTCATTAGAAATAGAGATACTTTGTGCATCCCTTATTCTAAAAACAATATTATCTGATATAGAATCCTTACCAGCAATGTTTGTCTTATTTTGATTTTCTCTAAATATCTCAGCCCAACAAGTATAATAGTCAACATCAGTTAAAACTTGACCACCAGCACCGTCAGATTCTGATACTTTAGATTGAAAAGTAATTCTATTTTTTAAGTTACTTATCATTATAATATTATGCTTACTCGTTTAAAAGGCTTCATTAATTCGTATGCAGATGCTATGTTAGCATTTGGCTTACTATCTTCTACAGAAGATTCTCTGTAATCGTATAAATCAGCAAGAATCTTGTATAAGGCTGTTTTCATTACTGCAGGGGTAGTTGCATAACCACAAGTATAGGTGAATCTAAACTCCATGTGAGTAAAAGAGTTCATATATAGCTTCTTATACGTAGTGCCTAAGATATTATACTGAGGTATTGTAATTTCTGTCCAGCTATCATTATTCCAATATTCAACTTTAGTGATATTATTAAGTGGTGCATATGGTAATTCTATGAACTCATCCACATAGGCTACAACTTGTAAAGTACGAGCTGTCATAGCCACACCAGCATATTTCTCTAGTCTAACCCTTGCTGCAACTATTAAAGAGCTAATTAAGTCATTATCATCATCAAAGTCAATCTTTAAATAGTTCTTAGCCTCAGACAATGTTATTGGTTCTGAAACTGGCTCTACTGTGGTTGTGACATCCCTTATAATCTGCATATACCGATATTTTTACAAAAATAACTAAAATATAGTAGACATAAAAAAGGGAGCAGTTTTTGGCTGCCCCCTTTATATTTGAGTTAATCTAAGATTAAGCTACGTTACCGAAATCACCATATACAAACGCACTTGCGTAGTAGATAGGGAAAGCGATTCTTGCCTCAACACGAACTGTAATCATGTTCTCAACAGCGTTGTTACCATCTTGGTCAAAGAATTGAACAGAGATACCATTACGTTGCATGATTTGAGCTCCCATAGACCAGTCTCCTACTAAAAACTTATCTACAGTAATTGCAGTAGACTTGTAAATAGGAATACCAGCAATAGATAATTGACCATCAGTTGTAACAACTGTAGAACCTGGTAAAGAGTACGCAGAGTTAGTGTTCTTAGTGTTTACAATAGCAGCCCAATCTAAAGGGTTAATCAAGATACCAGTTGCAGAGTAGTTACTGTTTTCAACTTGTGCAATAGCTTGTACTAATTGCTCAACGTCAACAGTTGCAGCTCCAGTTGCAGCAGCAGCATTGATAGTCAAACCAGTCAAGTTAACACCACTTCCAGAACCAAATAATAATTGAGCATCTTCAGCTACTAGATATTTCTCTAACAAACGAGATTGTAAGAAAGAAGTCATAGCAGGAACGTCATCTAACATTTGACGAGAGATTTTAACATAACCAGCAATAACTTGAGCAGGAGCATTAACCATGCTGATATCGAAATCAACTTGAGCTTTTGCACTACCTTGAGTTTGGTTAGCAGGAGCACCTTCACCACCAGTTTCTTGAGGGAAAGTAAATAATCCTTGAGAGATTGTACCTACTGGTAACAAACTTCTAACGTGAATTTTACGAGAAGGTAAACCATAAACTTGGTTAGCATATTGACGAGGAATATCTCCAGTCAAGTTAACTGCTTCTGTCATGTTACCTACTGCTTTAGTGTCCATAATGAAAGAAGTATTCTTCATTTCACCACGACCTAATTTTGCGATGTTGTCCGCATTTTTTTCAATTTGCTCACCTAAAGTGGCATTGAAACCTTTAAATTGATTTTCGTTCATTGTCTTACGATTGTTTTTTGCCTCTAATTTGTCTGCAGCATCTTTTACTACAGCAACTTGAGATTTTAATTCTTCTAATTCTGATTTTAAGCCATCTACCGCTACTGCGTTATCAGCTTTTAGTGTTTCGATAGCACCGTTTACTTCGGTTTTAACGCCTTCGAAAGCACTTTTAATTTCTTCTACCATTAGTTAAAAATTTTAAATGATTGTAAATATTTGCTTACCTCAATTTCAATGGAAATCATCGGGTCTTCTTCTTCTTCCAATGCCATCTCTGATTCACCTTCTGGTTGCAACATAGTTGGTTCATCTACTGGCGGTTGTTCTTCTGAAGCGACTGAATCTTCATCTTCCATCTCTGCGAGATATTGTTGTAATTGTTTAAGTTTTAATTCTAACAATCCGAATGTCTCATCTGTATAAAAACCATTTCTTAAAGACTTGATAGTTTTAGCTATCTCATCAATTAGAGTTAATTTAATTTCAGACTTAACCATTACTGTTGGCGTATTAGAATTGGCTCCCCATAAAACTGAGGAACCTTCAAACAATTTAATTTCTTGTATTTCGTTATATCCAGATTTAGCTTGAGACTTTATAGTCTGGAATCCAATGCTATGTTCTGTGATATGACCTTCTTTATACAACTCGTAAGTATCTCTACCTAAAGTTGTATTTGGCATCTTAACGATTGCCTTTAAACCAAACGCATCTTCTACCAATTCCTTTGGCTTAGATACTGGCTTGTCTGTAGAGTGGTTAAACAAGTGCCAGATTCTATTCTTGCCTTGTGGACCATTCTCTTTAATAGACTTAGTAAATGAGCCTGGCATAATTACATCGCCATCGCTATCTACATTACCAAACGCAGAATAGTAAACCTCAATAGTTCTTGTATCATCAGCCATATCGACTGGAACACCACTAACTGCTTTCTTGTTATAAAAATTACTCATATATATTTGTTTAAGCAAAAAACACAGTACAGCATCTACAGTTACAATTATTCATTGCACCTCCGTTTGCATCATGTGCGTATTGCATCTCAATTACTCCTCTTTCTGGCGTATTAACCATGAACGGTTGATTAATTGGTATTCTGACTCCGCCTCTATCTGGATTAGTTCTCACATCCAAACTTCTATGCCAATCTCGATACCTATTATTCTTAGCAGGATAATCTGCTGCCACCCATTGCTTGAGCAAAGGTATGTTAACAAAATTAACTGCTCCCATCATACCAGCACTTAGTGCTTGATGAGATTCCGTTCTAGCAATCAGTAGACTCCTTGCGTTGTTAATTTTTCCTTCTTTTAGGGTTTTAATCGCAAGTGAATTAACCTCGTTAAGACTCAAGTTATTTTCTTGTCCGTATCTAATAGAGCCGTTCAATATTCTTGTTATCTCATTCTTGGTAGTATTTTCAATCCCATACATTTTAGTTCCGCTGTAGGTTGTCCAATAAGACAACATGAAAGCTAACCATTCATCCATAATGTTCGATGGGTCTAAATCTACTGATTCGTCTTTTTTATACTTGTCAAATATCTTTTCGTACTTCATAGCGGTATAACCACCTGTACTCTCATACAAAGTTCGTAAAATATTATTAATATTCTTGCCGTCAAATAACGCATTCCTATTATTAATCGTTTGTTGAACTCCATAATCTTTCACCAATTTAGCAGCTTTATCGAAATCAGATTGTAATGCCGATAGTATTTTCGGCTGAAACTCTCTAATCGACTTCCTTGCAATTTTTTGTTGTAAGGCAAATTGCTGAGATGAGGTATATATTTTTGCCATTACTTTTTGGCATCTATAGCTTCTATCATTTTACCTGCTGCTGCAAAAACAGAAGTCAATCCATTTTGTGCTGACCTTTGTCTAATTGCTCGTAAACCTTCCCTATCAACTGTTTTAAAATCAGAAGTATAGATATAACCATAATGTCCTTTAGTTTCTTTGTCCATAGAAGTATCAACTCCCAAAAACCATTTAGCAAACTCATCCCATCCATTCTCATCGATATAAGCATTTTCCATTTCTACAGAAGGTCTTTCCCAAGATGATGGCTTAGTGACATCACCACTAGCAATTAAGCTATTAGCGTGTGAAATTCCTTTTGGGTTAGTCTTATTGATTGCCTTTTCTTCAAACAATAATTCTAAAGCCTTTTCTAATTTTTCAAATGATTTCATAATATTTATTTTGATGGGTCGTAAGCCCAGTTTTTAAGTGATATATCTCTTTTAGAAGGGCATCCTTTTGATGCTGGTTCTCCTTGTTCTGCTCCTTTCATTCTACTGACAAAGCTAATTGTTCTGTTAGCATCTTCAATATCATTACTTGTCCAATCTTCTTTGCTCTTAGACAGCAATCTTAAATTTCTTTCTATCGGTGCTCTGTCTAAAGATGCTTTCTTTGAACATTCTGTTTTAGACCAGGCTTCTAATTCTGCATAGCCCATATTGGTTATAGCCTTATACTTAGAATAAACCTCATCTAATCTTTCACTCTTACTCAAAAAAAAACCTTCGTTCTTCACTGGCGGTACATTGTAATCTCCTTGTTGTTGAGCATTTCTAGGGTCTTGCAACATTGTCAACTCATCAATAGGTAGATAACCTGCTGGTATAAATATCTCATCCATCACTGGGTCAGAAGAAGTATCATAACGCATAGCTGCTCTTTTTTCATTAGGACTAATCCACCAAGATTGAGATAAGATAGCAGAAAGCTCTTTCATATCTTCTTGTAACTCTGGGAATACTGTAATATCAAAATCGATATAGTAGCCATTACCAATTTCAACTGCAAAGAATCTATTGAAAGCATCACGAAGTGCTACTAACTCTGGAAGTACTACTTGCGTAAGCATTTCCTTTTTAGCTTCCTTCATGTTGTTATAAGTCTTGTTATCTGGGTCGTTAAACAAAGCAGAGTTTACTCCGTACACGTTACAAAGTTCTCTAAGAGTAACTTTCTCAGATTCTAAAAGCTGAAGGTCAATAGGAGATAATCCCATGTTAACCCATCCCAACTTAGCACCAGCAATTAAAATCTTACCAGCGTTCTGAACAATTTGACCTTGAGTCTTAGTTCCGTACTGATTGTAGAAATCTTCTTTTAACTTACCAGCTTCTTCTTGTCCGAAGTTATTACCTTCGTCAGCATACAAGATACCTTTAGGTCCTTGATTTTGTAACATACCAACAGATGTATCTTTGGCATCGTTGCTACGCTGAACAGTTCTGTAAGCAGCTTGTAAAGGACTAAGTCCATATAGTTGATTACCGTTAGTGTCAAAGTAAGGGTTGAAGTATTTTAGATGGATTACGTCTTTCGCATCTAAGAAATCCCATCCAACAAGCGTAAAAGAATAACCTTCAACCCCATTGATAGTTCCATCAGAAATGATGGCCATGTATTGTGGAGGGAGCACGACTAATTCTTGAACCTTACCGTTTTCTAATCGGTTGGCCCATACAAAAGAATTGCCGCAAATAAGTTTATAACCAATAACGCTTTCAATAAACTCAGAAAGAGATTGATATTCGTTTGGTTTTTCTAATAAATTGTTTAATGGGGAATCTGCAATCTCACTTATGGCTTTTACTCTCATTAACTCAGCTTTAGCCAAGTCTTGAGTAGTTGTAGAGTTTTTAGTGAGTGCTGTGTAGCGAGTAAGTGATTTCTTGTCTTTTACCTTGTAAACATAAAATGGTACAGTAGATACAGTTTTAGATATACGCTTTATGATTGCATATACCTCACTATTGTTTTCGTAGTCAAGTACAAATTTTCTTTGGTTAAGTTCTGGATATAAGGTTCTTCCAGCAAGTAATCCTCCAAAATCAGAAAATGGATTTGTAACATTTATCATTCCGTTTGGAGCTTTTGCCTTTTGTTGAAAAGGATTAATCGCTGCTAATATTTCATTTAATTTCACGCTATATGATATTTTTACAAAAGTAACAAATTTTTAGCCTACACTACCCAACCCCTTTTTGGTTTGGCGAATTTTGTGTATATGGCATACCTCATGGCATCCATTAAATGGTCTCTAAACTTAACTGGTTCATCGAGGGTATTACCATCATGGTCGGTTTTCCATTTATAGTTTTTAACCTCATCCAACAAATCTAAGGAATCGCTTTTAACATACAAAGAAAATGATTTTACCTTATTGATTCCAGCGAAAACATCTTTAATCGCTGTCTTTAGGTTAAACCCAGCTTTATTAATCTCTGCGATAGTTTTAGGCTCTGCGGCATCTGCGAATATCTCATCTCGCTTACCAAGGCCCAAAGACTTTAGTTTGTCAATAAGTACTGAAGTAGACATTTTAGTTTCGTAGACAAGTTGCTCTACGTATATTTCGCCATCGTAGTGCTTTACACGAACCAAGGCTGTTTGATTGTTATAACCAAAATCTAGGCCGTAAAATATTTCTCCGCCTTCTGGGAAATTACGTCTGCGTTTCCAATGAGTGTAAATAGTTGCTTCTGATATTGCCCTTTCCCCTAAACCATAAACTCTCCAGTATTGAACGTCTGAATCCTTTAGTCTTTCAATCTCTTCTACAAGTGACTTCTCTAAAAACGGATTGTCTTTGTAAGTAGTGATGGTAAAGTCAGCATCTTCTCTTGGAACGACCTTGTCGTAAATCCAACTGTAGTAATCTGATGGGTTATAGTCAATTACTATCTTTTCGGTGGTTCTTAGAGCTAACTGCATCCAAGATTCGTAGTTTACTTCGTTGGCCTCATTGATAAAAAGATAATTACGTTTTCTACCTCTAATCTTCTGCGGCTGGTCTGTTGATACGAACTCTACTGTATTATTACCTAAAAAATAAAGGTTTTCTGATTTGTTGTGTTTTTCTTCTGAGTACAAACCATATTTCGACAGTATCTCTACAAAGTCTCTCATTACAGAGCCCTTTATAGACGGTAGCGAGGAACGACAGATAGTCAAGGTCTTTCCGCTTTCCTGCAAGAGCTTTACTACAAACCAGGTCAAGATATTGTAGGTCTTGCCACTTCTTGTTCCGCCTTGCATGACGGATATTTTTTTTTGGCTTCCTTGCAGTATTTCGAAAACGACATTGGTGGTTACGTTCATAAGTCATTGGGAAAAATTAAAAAATATGGTTTGGTGAAACGAAGCTACAACTTTTTGGTTTTATACAGAGGTATGGGTATATAAGTCAATAATCCTTTTATTTGACACATATCAATCATGTTTGAGCCGATTATAAGTCAAATGTGGCTCATTTTGACTGATAAAGTATTTTTTAAGGTCAATATACTACTATAGTGTAGATAATGGCTAGAATCTCCTTAAAATGGCCTTTAAACACTATTCTTCGTATTCGTCATCTTCGTTCAAATCCAATATCTCACCTTTGTCGTGATTATATAGCGGAACCTCCATTAATTCTTCGGTATCAAAACTAGGAACCGAAGCAGCAGTAGCTGGAACAAAATAAGTATCGTCAGTTTGGGTATCAAAGTTAATAATCTTGCCATTTTCAGACTCAAAGTTCTCTATTGGCGAACTTTCTGGTAAAGTTTTATTCTCATCACCATCCAATTTAGGAATATCCGCCAAGGTAGCACCAGGCTTTAATACGTTAACAGTAATCTGCTTAACCACATCCCCTTCATGAGCAACCTCCGTCTTTTCAATATACCCTCTTCTTTTGCCCTTTGTCTTTAACAGAAACATCGTAGCCAAAGTATCACCCTTACTAATCCTCTCCATCAACTTATGCTCCCCCCAATCCAACATAATCTCCTCTGGTTCTATTTCAGCCAACGTCTTTCTAAACTCCACATCGTTCTTCATCCATCCTTGATACATAGTCCTACTAATTCCACACGCCTGGCAACTAATAGTAATATTTCCAAAATTTTCTCTGTAAGCAATGATAAATGCTTCTTTCGTTATATCCTTAAACTCTGCGTTCATATTATCGGTTTTTGGTTGGCGTTCTGATAGAGACAATACTCACTACCTTGTCTATCTTTATGTTATTAAACCCAAGAATCATCCCACACTTTGCACACTCGATGGTATGTTCCCTTATGGAACTCGACCAAACATACTCCTGCAAAGTAGTACCACACTTGCATTTGTAAATCCTCTTACTAACTGTATCTTTCATAGTTTAAAAATTGTGCTTATTTTAGAGAAAAGTCGTTCTTAATCACCCAACGACTATATTAAGTCAAAGCTACAACAATAATACCAAATATTAAAATATCGCAAAACAATGTTTTATATCAAAAATATGAGAGGCACAATGGCGTTACACCATTGATTACGCTAAAAAAGATGGTAGGGGGTGCATAGTACTATTTTTTAATATATAACTAACTGATATTCAGTAATACTTTTGTCTTATAATTACCATTATGTTAAATAGGAGGGCTTTCGTAGGGTATTAAAGTAAGTATTTTAATATATGATATCTTACTGACTCAATCACAAAACATAACAATCGATGGGCTAAATAGTTACTAGCTTAAATCTTATGCAACTGGTAAAGCGGTCCTAATATAATATAGTATGTATTATTTATTCTATAATACAATATACATTGTATATTATAATATACATTATATAATATATAATACAATGTAGAATATATCCACACATGTAAAGGATGGTATAAAACCTTTACTCCCAGTCTAAATTCGTACCAATAACCAGGTAACAATTTTGCAATATTTTACTACTATTTAATATTATTTCACTTTTGTGTTTGTTTATTTCGTAATATTACGATGCCAAATAAAACCATTGGCACACACATTATGGAAAATTTAGATATGTTTCTCGCAGTTCAATTAGTCTTATTTGCCTTCTTTGTTTCTTATGTTGGCAAATTATTAATTCACCTTTTAATCGAAAATGAAAATGCAACAAAGTAAAGATTTAACATTCAAGCAATCGATTGTAGTTATAATCCTTTGCCTTTTACTAATGATGGTCGCTGATAATTTTTAATTCATAACACAAAACACACAACACATGAAAACAATTATTGAATGGTTCGGGATGTTACCAGAGCCAATGAAGTCACAAGCGTTCGAAAATGCAATGAACGTATCTTACATTGAAAAAAGGAAAGACATTTTTACTTTTGAAGTTACTAGCTTATCCAGAGCAATCGACACATCGATGGCATGGTGTGACACGCCACAAGGCGAAGACTACTGGAGAATTATCCATGACGCATGTGATAATACTGAGAATATTTTTAAGGCACCTTTGAATTATTCATCTAGTATGCGTGACATGTTGAAATCAATGCGCAATGAGTCAATCGTCGCACAAAGACTGTTAAGGAGTGAAGACACACACACCCAGTTCGCTAACTATATTACTATGCGTGGCGAGATGTGTAGCTACTTGCCTTATGGTCGCGAACATGTTGTCAATGAGAATGGAAAATGGGCGCGCACTGGAAGACAAGACATGAAGGCAGTTAAGATGGCAAGAAATTTACTACATGAACATGTTGCCAATGAAATCAGCGCGACTGATTATGAAAAATTTAGCAATCTTATTAAGTCATATATTTCGGTATTAGGTGACGAAGAAGGCGAAGGCAAGAAAATTAATTTTAAGGTGATTGAAGGTGATGCGATTGCAGATGCCTATTTCGTTGACAATTATTCGGACATATTAGGAAGAGACACTAATTTATTCGGGTCATGTATGCGACATGAAGAGTGTTGCGAATGGTTATCAATTTACACCATGAACGAAGATAAAGTGTCAATACTAGTAGCTTATGACATTAATGGCAAGGTATTAGGTCGCGCCATCCTCTGGTTATTAGATGGTGGAAAAAAGGCAATGGACACCATATACACTCATGAATCACTTACTGGTTCGTTTATTCAATGGGCGAATGATAATGACTACTATTATAAAAGTCGACAATCTTGTCACCATGAAGACTTTGACAAACATCTATCTGGTGGTTATATATCGTCGCCAAAGGTGACATTGAGTCGTTATAAATTTGATTATTATCCATACATGGACACTTTGTCGATTCTATCTGGTGATGTGTTAAGTAATAACAAAAATGAAAGTGAGTATAAAATATTGAAAAATACTGATGGCAGTTATGACGAGCATAATAATAATGTTTACGATGTATTCAATGGCTGCGACATAGATGAAGACGATGCGCGTTATATTGAATATCGTCGCCCTAATGGGACTTACATTGAAGGATTAGTCAATAATGAAGACTTATGCGTCAATAACGAAGACGAGATGGTATTAGAGATTGATTGTGTTATTGTAAATGGTGTTAACTATTTAAAAAATAGCAGCGAAATTGTTTATGTTGAATCAATCGACGACTATTGTTTATGTGAGGATTGTGTATTCGACATAAATGGAGATTATATTCGTTATGACGATGCAGTTGAATTACATGATGGCGAATGGGCCCATGAAAATGATGCAGAGCGTTGCATGGTGGATGGCAAATTTTATTTAACATGCGATGTTACCGCGCTCGATTCTGGTTATGTAGCCAATGTTAATGTTGACGAGTACACTAATTTATTAAAAAACGTAAACGAAAAAAACTATGCAAAATATAATGAAGCAACGATTGCTTAATGTATTAAAAATACAAAGTGAGTCTTATGACGTCACCAGGATGAATGAATTTATAGTCAATCAAACGATCGCGATGGGACTGGTACCAGTGATTGAAAAAGATAACATCTATGTGACGAAAGGTAATGCCACCAGTTATCCATGTATTGTGTCGCACACTGATACCGTACATAAGATAATACCAGATGAAGATTTCACCATCCTTTGCGATGAATCCAGTGCAATGGGATATAATAAGCACATGAAGACTCCTTCTGGGTGTGGTGGTGACGATAAGGTCGGGATATTTATATGTCTTGAATTATTGCGCGATATGGATAATATCAAAGTAGCTTTTTTTAGAGACGAGGAAGTCGGATGCGATGGTAGTTATGACGCTAACATGTCATTTTTTGAGGATGTTAGATTTATACTCCAGTGCGACCGAAAAGGCAATGACGATTTCGTCAATGAAATATATGGCGCACAACTGCAGTCGAAGAGATTTAAGAAAGAAGTGTCAAAGATAATCGGATTATATGGTTATCATTTTGCATCTGGGATGTTGACTGATGTGTACGCCTTGAATCAATCTGGAGTGGGCGTGTCAGTCGCTAACATGTCATGTGGATATTATAATCCACACTGCGACGATGAAGTCGTTGTCTTTGACGATGTTGAAAATTGTCTTTGTATGTGTCGCGAGATTATGTTATCCATGACAAGTGTGTACGAATGTACTTTCACACCCAGAAAACCGAATCCAGTTTCTTACATGTCAAAATATTCAAGTTATTATGACTGGGATGGATGGAGTGATTGTTACACCAGTGCAACAAAAGTCGAAGAGCAATGGATGAAGTGTGAATCATGTGACGAGCTAGTCGAATCGAAGACACTTAAATATGCCAGAGATTTCAACTGCGAAGTGTGTGAGTCATGTAGTAAGTGGATGTCAACTATGTAATTGTGTGTGTCGTTTATAGTGTAAGGCGCGACTAACAATCGCGCCTTTTTTGTCTTAGATTATAACTGACATAGGCATAATTAATTTTAAGTCATAATAAGACGATAAAAAAAGGTCGTTCACATCAAGTGATTGACTCTAAAATATGTATTGAAAATAGGGCTAAAAATAGCCTAGAAATTGAATTTTATATGAATGTAATATACCCATATTGCGAAGTCTACCTATTAGATAGTATCAAAGTTGCAACATTGATTGTCTATGCAACCATTGAAACAAAATTTCAAAGTGCCAAAAATCTGGTAGGCCTAAAAATCTGCTTGGGTACGTAGGCAAAAATCCAGCATGGGCAAAAATCTGTGCGGACAAAAACCTAGCAAAAATCTTTGACGCTTTAACAATAATTTAACTAAAAAATATTAAATAATAACAAAAAACCTTTAATTTTACTAAACCAAAGCAAAAAACTACAAATTATGTTCAGATTAATTACCGCAACATTTGACTGCAGATGCAGTCTTACTGGTAGATTACTTCGCAAAGGAGAACAAGTCTACTACAACGACACTAGCAAAACTGTTATAGAAGCATTAGAGTATGAGCTACTAATGAGAAAAACAGTTATCGGAGAGAAAAAAACCTATTTTACCAGACATTCTAAATTAAACACAAAAACAAAATAACATGAACACCTACCAATTTATCGAAGAGCACGACTTTTTATTAAACGAGACCTTCTATTTTACTAGAAAGGATGGACTTATAGTAACTGGCACTATGGGTAAAGATTACGATAAGGCGTATTTAGTCTATCAAAACTTATCACTAGGTAAATCATTATCAGAAGAAAAAGTCTTGTTTACAGTTACCACACCATAATAATAAACAATGAACAAAAAACTAACCCTTGAGCAAAAAAAGAAAGGCATCAAAGAAGAGTACACTTATGTAAACAGCAACGGAAGAATCTCAAAACAATATACCTATAAAGGAATGGTTATTAAATGGGATAATCAAATTCTAAATGGTAAATGGTTCTACTGGAGGAGTTCTTACTACTCATCATTAGATGCCGCAGTTCATGGAATAGACAGACATATTAAATTATTTAATCAACAATAACAATAAACATGGAAAATCAAGAACAAGAATTAATCGACAACACAACAGTAGACGTAAAAGGTGAAACAATCGTATTTCCAGCAGAATGGTGCTTTAAGTTTGACGATGGAGAACCTCAAGTATTCGCAGCAGCTAACGAGAAAATAGATGGCCAAGAACCAGCTATAAAGTTAGTGCTTAGTAACACAGAAGAGGCTAAAGTAACTTTTACACAAGACGGAAAAACTTTTACTATTTTTTGTAGAACACTTACAGAACTAGGACAAGAATTAATTAACAAAAACAACCCACCGCAAGATGATAGAAGTTAAGGATTATCGGGCTATGCTTAAACATGGTGATATTAAAAAAATATGTGCCATCACTGGGCTTACGCCTTATCTGTTAAAGACTCGTTTAGATAAGCACGATTATGAAACAGTAGAAATTGTTACAGCTTATTATGCTAAAAAATTAGAAGCATTAAAAAACCAAATAAATGATTACAGTGAATAGAGGCAGACCATCAAGAGAATCTTTAAACATTAACAAAGTTTATAAGATAGAACGCAAGTTAATAAATGAACTTATAGAAGTAGTAACACAAGTATTTGAAGTTAAGATGAAAAACTTGTTAAGCCCAAAAAGAAATAGAGAGTTAGTTTTAGCTCGTAATATGGCATACTACATATTGCATACGGCTTACTGCCAAAAAGCTGCTCAAATAGCTCCTCATTTCAAAAGGGATAGAACAACTATACTACATGGGATTCACACATTTGTGAACGACATAGAAGTAATACCATTCTACATGGAAAAATACGATGCTGTTATGGACCAATTATTTACACCAAATAACATATACGCCTTACAATAAAACCAAATACTATGATATCTACATTCCACTTATTATCAGAGCAAGAGCAAAAGCTATTCGTAGCTAAAATAATTCACGAGATGAATTACAATCAAGCATCCTATAAACTAATGCAATTATTAGTTAGTTACTGGGATGAGAACCCAATCAATCATGTGCAATTTTTCCCAAACCAATTTATCACAAATACAAAACAACTAAAAAATGGAAAATCAAATAACTAAACCAATGTACGATTTGATTAAAGCAGATGATATGCTTGAACTATCAAATCAATTAGCAAAACTTATTAAAGAGAAAGGCTTATCAAGCAATATTCAAGGTAAGCAATTCGTTAATGTTGAAGGATGGCAGTTTGCTGGAGCCTCATTAGGGTTAATGCCGATTATCACAGAAACTACGGACTTAACTCGAAGAGGCACAGAACCTGGTCAAGTAGAAATAAAGTACATGGCTAAGTGCGAAGTACGAAATATTAATACTGGTCAGTTAGTAGCTACTGGAGTAGCAATCTGTAGCAACTTTGAACATAGTAAGAAAAGGTTTGATGAGTATGCAATCTTATCAATGGCACAGACTCGTTCTATAGGTAAGGCGTATCGTAACTTACTTGCATGGTTAATGAAGTCTGCTGGATTTGAAGCTACACCTGCTGAAGAGATGGACTTTGTAACACCAGAAGAGCCAAAAAAACCTAATAAGCCAGTTAAAGAAGTAGTAGCAGAAATAGTAGAAGATGTAGAAGAAGTTGATTTAGATGCTATAAAAGTAGAAATAGCAAATAGCACTAAAGTGAAACAATTAACTGATATCTATTTTGGCTACAAGCAAGTATTTGATAGCAATGAAGATTTGAAGATACTATTATCTATGAAAAAAGAATCATTAACCAAAAAATAAATAAAATGAGTTTTACATTATTACCAAAGGTTGAATTATCATCTATTGAACCAACAAAATTTAGTATTGAGTTACTAAAACAAACTATCGTTTCTCACTTCAGAGAGACTGGAGACAATCCTCTTGAGATGCTTGTTAAGGCAGAGGCTTTAATACAGCTTTTAGATGGCATTAGAACGGACTTAAAGGAAGATGTTATAACAATCTTATCAAGTCATCCACAAGGCAAAGCAGAGGTCTTAGGTGCCGAAGTAAGTAAGTTTGAGTCTGGCGTTAAATATGCCTATGATGGTGACCATACATGGCTTAAAATGAATCAAGAGTTAGAGGCTATAAAGTATAAGCAAAAAGAACGAGAGAATTTACTTAAAACTATTAAAGACCCTTTAGTAGACCCAGAGACTGGCGAAATGATTTACCCAGCTCCTAAGTATAGTACAACAACATTTAAAATCGCATTAAAGAAATAACATGAATCAACCAACAATGACTAACGAGCAATTCGCCATGTGGGTAGCATTAGGCCAAGGCATGGATAGTAAACTCTTTGAAAGAGCAGATGACATATTAGATTGGCTTGAGAAAAAAGAGAAAAAAGTAGTTAAACCCATAATGCCTAAAACTAAATAGTATGATAAAAAATACATTAGGTATAATAAAGTTTTTCTTTATTTCAGTACCACTTTTTCTTATTGTTTATTGTACCGCCATGACAATAATAGAAATAAAACAATTTATAAGAAAATGATTTACCAATTAAAAAATACTATTGATGTACATACTCCACTTGGGTACGGTAAAGCAATCGCCTGGATTGACTACGGTTCCGATACAAACACAGTTTGGAAAGTCATATTATACGACACAGGCATGGTTAGGAACTTTTATGACGATGACGTTCTCGTATATCCCAACTCAATGGATGGAGGAGAAATCGATGAAAAGTTCTTCGTCAAAAGAGAGTTTAAGTATAGTAATCAACAATTTATGAAAGGACTAAAAAACCACTATAAGCCAAATGAGTCAAGAGATAAGGGGATTGGAGAACAACATACAAGTAAGAATGATATATCTTGATACCAAAGAAGAGATAGCATTTAAGTCAATAGCACAAGCAAACAGAAAGACCAATATCAACGCACAAACCATACGAGAATCACTCAACCCAATACTTAAAAGGCGTTTTACCCATAACGCTAGGGTTGTAGTGTTTCGTATAAAAAAATAACTTAATGTCACAATTTTACACAACAATAATTCATCCAGTACGGAAGGAATTTAATCTCTCGTGCAATGAATACTGCGTATTAGATACGATTATGCGTATGCAGAATAATGAATCGCATTGGTGCTACATGAGCAAAGAAACCATGGGTAAGGACCTTGACCTATCTAAGCAAACCATAATGAATATTATTAACTCATTGTTAGATAAGGAGTTAGTACAAAAAAGTATGGCTACAAAACACTTACGTGTAACGTCAGTATTTATGGAATATTTGAATGATTACAAAAAGTTTACCAATGGTAAAGAAAGTTTACCAGAGCATACAAAAAACTTTACCGAAATTGGTATAAAAAGTTTACCTAACAATAACACTAACAATAAGAATACATTTATTAGGCCTACGGCTGAGTTAGTAAACGAATATTCTAAGGAAATTGGTTTTACATTAGATGCCTCACAATTTATAGACCATTACGAGGCCAGAGGATGGTTGATAGGTAAAAACCCTATGAAGGATTGGAAAGCAGCAATAAGGACATGGAAACGTAATAGTAACCAATTTGGTAACAATACAGAATCATCAACAAAGATTAAATTAAAATAATGGAAGCAGTTTTATTACCATATAGCAAAGAACTAGAAAAGAACATACTTGGTGCAATACTTTTAGACAAAAGAGTACTTCCTTTAGTCGTAGGACATCTAAAAACAGAAATATTTTATGACTTAGGACACCAAAAAGTTTTTGCTACTATTAAAAAAATGTACGATGATAATGTTTCTATAGACTTATCTACAATAGCACAGAAATTAGTTAATGATGAGACAGTTAAAGAATTAGGAGGTGCCTACTATCTTTCAAAGTTAACTGATAATGTAACTGGTGGTTCGCATATTAACACTCACATAGACATGGTTGTAGAACTATATAAAAAACGTGAGGCTTATATGCTGTTTAAACAAACAGAGATGGAGTGTTTAGACAATGATAGTCAAGCTATAGATTTACTTTCTACTGTAAATACAAAACTAATAGCTTTACAAGAGTTCGGCAATATCCACGAAAAAAGCATTGATGATGTTATTATGGGTCTTAACTACGCTAGAGACAAGGCACAAAGTGGTGAACTTTTAGGATTTAATACTGGTTTTGAAGAGATAAATAACACATTAGCAGGATGGTGCAAACCAGACTTAGTTATCATAGCTGCAAGACCAGGAATGGGTAAAACAGCTTTCATGCTTTCTACTATTTACCATCTATGTATCGTGCAGAAGGTCCCAGTGGCCATTTTTAGCCTCGAAATGAGCTCAGAGCAATTAGTTGAAAGGTTAGAGTCAATTACGAGCATGGTGCCCTTAAAACGCCTTAGAATGAATTTAATGGATGACGAAGAGAGAAAGATTCTTTTGAAGTCTGACGATAAGATTTTACTATCCCCTCTACATATTGAAGATACGGGCGGTATAGGTATTTCCCAATTAAGAGCTAAAGCAACCATAATGAAGCAGAAGTATGGCATAAAGGTCATCTTTATAGATTACTTGCAACTTATGAGTGGACAAAACAAAACAAACCAAAACCGAGAGCAAGAGGTGAGTTTGATTAGTAGAAGTCTTAAATCCTTAGCCAAAGAATTAGGAGTACCGATTATCGCCCTATCTCAATTATCTCGTAAGGTAGAAGAAAGAGCTGATAAAATGCCACAGCTATCAGACCTTAGAGAATCTGGTTCTATTGAGCAAGATGCTGATGCTGTTATTATGCTTATGAGACCTAACTATTACGAAATGACTAACCCAATAGAAATTGGTGGCAAAGAATATCCAACTAATGATTTGGTTATTTGTAAGGTAGAAAAGAATAGACATGGCAGTACTAAAAATATTGCTCTTAGATTTTTACCAGAAACTATGACGTTTATAGATTATAAATAATGGCAAAGTATAAGGGTTATAGAAACAGACGAAAGTTCGAGATAGAGGAATCTCGTAACCAAGATGGTACCTATCAAGCTATAAAACTATTTGCTAAGAATACTAAAGTATTAGTAATTCAAGCTCCGATGGCCCTAATTAATAAATATTTTTGGATAGAATATGAACGTGATGGAAAACCATCTGGTATATCTGACACTAGAATTGAGTTCTTTGCTATAAACTTTGACCTAAGAGATAGAATCTACTTTATGAGGGCTGATATGCTACGCAAAAAAGCTCGTAGATACTTCAGATCCAGTGAGATAAAGGTAGAAGAAACAGTAAAATATGTAAAGTTTCCTACAGAGGAAATGATTAAGCACGCTTAATATATAATAAATATATTGTAATTTTACAAAATGGAGCCAAAAATGATATATAATAATTACTTAATTTTCCCAGATGGAAGGGTTTATAGTAATCTAACAAATAAGTTTTTAAAGGTTAATATTGATAAACTTGGTTACAATGCCTATGTATTACAAGTTAATGGTAAAAATAAAAGACTTTATATACATAGATTAGTTGCTATCAATTTCATTGAAAATAAATATAATCTTACAGATGTTAATCATAAAGACTCTGACAAATCAAATAACAATATTAATAACTTAGAGTGGATAAGTAGAAGAGATAATATATTATATTCTATTAACTTTGGGTTTAGAAACCCTTTAGTTAAAAAACCAAGACAAAGACATAATAAAAGTTCTAAAATAATATTGGATAATCAAACTGGCATATTTTATGAATCTACAAGATATGCTGCTGAAGCTAAAAATATTAATAGAGGTTCTTTAATTTGTAAATTAAGTGGTAATGTTAGAAATAACACTACACTTTTATACGTATAAAATGGCAACATACAAAACGGCTTCTGATTTAACAAAAATGATGTTAGATTATTTACGTGAAAGAGGAAACGAAGTATGGCGTAATAACAACTTAGCAGTAAAAGGTAGAGCATTTATTGGTAAGAAAGGAGTTCCAGACATAATTGGCTATAGTAAAAAATATGGTCAATTTATGGCTTGTGAGATTAAGGCAATAGGTGATAAGGCATCCCCAGAACAGATGTCTTTCTTAATCAATCTAGCAATGTGCGGTGGTACTGCGATGTTATGCCAACAGTTAAGAGATGAACAAATTATAGTTAAAATATTTAATGAAGATGGCGAAAGCAAAGACTGGCAATTCATCGAAGGTGAGCTTCGGAAGTCGTAAAAGAGGTAGGGCTAAAAAATCATATAACAAACACAGTTCAAGACCTAAAAAATATATAGGTCAAGGGCGATAAAATTAAACAACATGGAAGAATTAGAATTAGAAAACAAAGCAGAAAAGGCTCCTAAAGCTACTAAAAAGGCTAAAGAGTTTGTATCTAACGAGACTATTGAACTTATCCAGTCAATATTGGATGATGGTTCAGTAGATTTAAAGTGGAGAGAAGCACTTAAAGCTCAAGTAAAAAAATACAAAAAGGATGCAGAATAACCAAGAGTTAGATTCAATAGTAGAATCTGTAGTTGTTAAGTATAAAGAAAGAGCCAACTTAGGCCTTACTAAATATGGTACAAACTTAGATAGAACAGATTTGAATGTTAAGGATTGGGTAGAGCATTTACAGCAAGAACTAATGGACGCTGTTCTTTACTTAGAGAAGCTAAAGAGTGAATTAAAAAATAGTATTTAACAATAAAAACAAATATCATGGCCAAATCAAGAGACAACTATCTTGGGAGATGCAAGACGTTAACTTCAGCTTACGGACCACTAAGGAAAATATCCCTAGGTCCAGATGACTTAAAAAAGATTAATGACTTCGCAGCAGAAAACAAAGGATGGACAAACATCCTATTTAAAATGAAGAAAACATTTGAACCTGGAGAATCAGACTTCTATGTAGAAATGGATTTATGGAAGCCAGACCCTTCTGTAACAAAAGAAAAACTACCTTTCTAGTATGAAAAACATCAAAGAAGTACTACTTGGCATTTTTGGTTTATTTACATTTACTTACATTCCATTCGCATTTGTAATTGGAGAATGGAATCCTATCAACTGGAATGTATTTATTAGAGCATTATATGTACTTTGTGTTATAACAATCGTTACATTTGCAATTAAAGAACAGAAAATAAAATAAGTTGTGTTTTGTAGATAGATTAAAGGTTAGGCCTACTATTTTTATAGTGGGCCTTTTTTGTACATAAAAAAACCCCCAGATTTTACCTGGAGGCCCTTACCAAAACCAAACCAAAACCACCTATGAGAGAGCATCTTTAGTTCTGTTTATTAGAACTATTATAAAATTTTGTTAATACTGAGCCATAAAGTATTGCTTGATACCTATTAATGAAATCATCTATTGATTCGTCTACATAGAAATAATCTTCATTAGCCATGTAAACAAAACATCTGTTTTCATTTTCATCATCTGCAGTAACACTTGCTACTTGGTATATGTTTATATACGCATCAGATTGCTCAGAATTATCGGTTAAATCATAACCTTCATCTTCTTCATCTTCAGTCAACTGTATAATGTGCATTAACATATTCTAAGTTTTATAAACTAAGTACCTAAGTCTGTCTGCTATCACTTTTAATTTTGCCTCTAACAAATCTCTTTCTTTCATCAATTTGTCAATCAATTCTCTTGCTTCTTCGGTACTCATACAAAATTACGTTTTAATTATTATAGAAATAAAAAGTGCATACCTTATTGATTATCAATACGATACACACTTATTTGTTAATTGTCTAAAGTGGGTTTGTTAAATGTTACTTCCTTGGTAGCCTAATTATCTTAGACCCTAAAGGCATCGGCACAAATATAGCAATTCTTCCGCCATCTAAAACAACTCCACATCCTAATGTTGGTCGTTTGGGGAAAGGTCGTGAATATTCCATTGCATAGGCGTTAATATCTATACCACAGCCTACGTTCATGCCAAATATCATATCCTTATCACTAGAAGAGTACAAAACCCCTCCAAAGGAGTGAATATGACCTATAACAGTTGATTGTCGAGCATCTCTTGCTCTATTAATTGCACCAGCTTGTCCAGAGCTACCAGTGCCATGGGTATATAAAACACCATCCATTTCCCATTCTAAGGCCCATTTCCAGCCTCTAGGAGCTTCCCAAGCATCTTCATAGGATTTAATGAAACGTTCTGGTAATCCGTTCGCTACGGCCTTTCTTTTATGAAGGGCTGAGTGGTTACCGATACATACTTTTACATTAGGGAATCTCTTGTACCAAATGTTTAATTGTTGCATAGCTAAAACAGCCTCTTTAGAAGCTGATTCTCCGTTAGGATTATGCTCGTGAAATGAGATAGCGTGGTTATCTACTTCATCACCGATGTGGACAATTTCAGAACATTGGAATTTGTTAAAGACTTCATAACAGAAGTCAAGATACTTAGGATGACAAAAGGGAAAATGGGTATCTCCAATAATCCCTACGTTTTTGGCTTTGGCCATATTGCTTGTTTTGGTTAGTAAACGGCATATACTGTTCTTCCCTTATCTTTTAAACCTCTTAGAACTTGCTTTCTATTTGCTCCTTGATTATAAGAAACATGAACCCAATCTGGTTTAGTCTTATCGCCAAACTCCCAGATTAATTGGTCAAACTCTAAATTGTCTTTTATATAATTGAAGATTTCAGTATTAGAAATACCATTAAAACCATCCATGTCAATATCAGCAGCCTTACCTTCTGAATGTTGCGATTTTAGTGCACCACCTATATAGTGATTTAGTGTTTTACTTCTATAACCACTAGAAATATTAATAGGGCCAAACTTAGCCCTAATTGGTTCTAATACTTTTTCGCATAGAACTATAATATTTTTTAAATGTTCTTCTGTAGGTTCATTAGAAACACCGCATCTTTTAGCTGATTCACTTCTAGTAAATTCTCCTAATTCAAAGTGTGCGGTTAATTTCATGGAGCTAAATTACTTCTTTTTTGTAAACTGCTTTTTTAGGAAGCTATACATCTGTAAACCTAACCAACAAATGGTCATCAAATAGACAATAGTTTGTAATAATGGATTCAATTCTACTAAACCAAAAATATTTAACCAAGATATAGATGTTATAACAATCCCTACTGGAGTTAATTCTGTATCTATTTGATTGAATTGTGACACTTATATTAATTTTTCTTTTGAAATAAACTTGTTACTACTGTTGCGGCCAACATTGATGCAGAGTACATCAATAAACCATCAAATACATATTGAGGGCCGTCTTTTTTGTATAACGAAATATAACCAATGATTATTGCGTTAACTAAGGTAAATATTCCAGCAACTCTTTTTGAAGACACTTCTGAGTTATTTGATAACATTTTTCTTATAAATTCCATCATTTTCTACCTATTTTAAAATATACGCTACCAGAGTAGCTAATATTATAATTTTTATTAATATTTACATTAAGGCCTATTAGAGCCTTATTTTTGGCATTTAGCATTAATCCAGGACTTAGTACTTCTAAGCCTTTATCTTGGCTAAAATCGCCTCTTATGCCGTAATAAAGACCAAATTTGGCTTTTTGAGCATAATACTCTTTTACGTAGATGGTTTTTTCGGTTAATTTGGCTTTAAATCCCCTTGAGATAATCCTATTTTGGCTGATAGTATCATCTATCACAAAGATATTAGAATCTTTTTTAATAGTATCCGTATACGCTTTTATTCGATAATATTCGCTTAATATCCGTATTGTATCATGTACAGAAACTTGTACAGAATCGATGATATAGAATGGTATATCATTTCCTTTCTTGTACGTATTAACGTACAATGTTTTGTACGTAGTATCGTGAACCTCTTTAATTTTAGCAAACTTTCTTGTATCACTAAAATCAACTGGTTTATCATATTTGTTTACTTCATTATAAACCCATATAGCAAAAAATGCTATAAGAATGATTAGTAAATAGTCTTTAGTATGTTTCATAGTTATTATTGTGAGCAATATCCTGTTGGAGTAATTGTTCCAGTTCCGCTAGTTATAAATATTTGAGCTAATCCACCAGATATAAGAGCACATTGATAAAATGTTATTGGCCCAGTACTTGCAAATGCCTTTAAATCATTAGTCTCACAATCAACCCATTCAATAGAACCAGCCGTAGTTAGTTCAACTAAATATCTACCACATAAAGTTGGGTCATTAAAAGTATATGGTCCAGCACCAGTAACAGTAACTGAATAGGTAGCTACTCCCTCTACTGGAGCACTTAGTGTTACGTTTGTAATATATGCTCTTCCAAAGAACATATTTTGCTTTAAGCCTATAGCTGAAAATCTAACAACTATCCTAGTTCTGTTTAGCTGAAAATCTAATAAATCTTTATAATCAACAGCATCTATAGTTATTAAGCCATCAATGCTAACACTCCAATCAAGTACATCCATTTTATATTCTCTAAACCAGTCTGAATTGTAATTAGTTACTTCAACTTGAGAAGTATTTGTACTCATAGAGCAACTTGTAGAAGCAGCAAAAGGAACATAATTATTTGAACCTGCTCTATAATATAACGCTAAATCGCTACCTAAAATTGCCATAGTTATTTTTTTAAGCTATTGTATATCTTTTACATCCTTGAAATGATACCGAATAAGTTGCTACTCCATTTACATCTCCGCTATATGTAATACTTTGAATATTAGCTAAACCAGTAATTGTATATGCAGGGGATGTATTAACAGTAAACTTTATTGTTATTTGTGTTCTATTGTATTGTAAATTAAGAAAATCCTCAAAGTCAAATCCGTCAAAAGCTAATAATCCATCACAATCAACTGTCCAAGACGTTAAGTCTGGTTTATAATCAACGGCCCATGCAGAAGATATAGAAGATACTGGCATTAACTCCATAGAAGTGTTAAAAGAACAGTTTGTAGATGATGAAAAAGCTACAGCAGAAGAACCATTCCAATAATATAAAATAACATTTGTTCCTAATATTGCCATATTCTTTTTTTTAACTATTTAATGACCAACTAATAGATTCCGTAGAGGAATTATCTGTATCTGTTATTTCTAATAATTGTAAATTATTTTCTTGATTTATATATAAATTAACATCAGTTCTATTTGCTATAAACTTTTTACCAGTATAAGTAAGTGCATTTGTGGCACTATCTGTAATAGTATAAGTATTGTTTAAATAAATAACATTATTTGAAACTACTGTTTGTCCTAAATTAGCCTCTAACGTAGCATAGTTTCTATTAAATAGGTTAGATAACTCTCTTGCTATAAGTATTGGTAATGAAGAATATGTTGTTCCTAAATGAGAATATCTATACCATGCTGTAATAGGAGCTCCATTTGAATAAAATAAAGCACCATAACAATAAGGAATATCAGACCTATAAATGCCTAAAGAAGAATCAAAATCCTTAGTTAAAGAATTTGTTGTAGTTACATATCTTTTTGCTAATAAAGAACTTGGTAATCCAGTTGCAGTTTGGTTTGCATGAGGGTATCTTAATAATATAGTTCCTGCAGTAGTACATTCAAATTCTACTCTAAAATAACCTTCTACGTTATAATTTGTACCACCAATATTAAAATTACCTAATTCAAGATTATAAGTAATAGTTTGGTATACATTCACAGCAGCCGTATAATTAACATTATATGTTGTAACTACACCAGGGGCACCCCAAACGCCACTTGAATTAGCATAGAATTTTTGTCCGATAGTGTTTTCTACGTAAATTCTTATTGCTAGGGCACAACCACCACTAATAGCTGTATCAAAAGAAAAAGTAAATCCTGGAGAGGTAAAATAAGGCAAAGTGCCAGGAGAAGCATAGCTAAAAATTGTGGCATTTCCTCCACCTGCACCTACAACAAATCTAACTACATTATATGGGTCAGATGGATAAGATAATAATGTAATAGTAGCACTTCCAACTTCTGTCTTACTCCAATTATTAATAGCACTACCAGTAGTTATTTTAAATCTGCCATTTGATATAGATTCACTTGAGAATTTAACTGGTGCATTAACATTTATAACTGGATAACCTTTTCTTGTTATCTTATTTTGAGAATTATTTACAAAGTGAACATTAGAACCATTATATGGAGATATTGTTATTCCATTACTTAATGTACCACCAGTCTTAGTTCCAGTACTTAAATTAAACTTTGTATAATAAATTGTAGATGCTGCCATTTGATTAGCTGGTATAATCCACCAATCTCCTGCTTGTTGAAATAATCTACATCCAAAAGACTTAACTATTTGTTCTATTAAATCATAATAATTTTGTTGTTGCAAATCCCTAATATAAATATATGTTTGTTCAAATGGGTCATTATCTGCAGCAATACTTCTATCATACATTAAAGAACCGTAATATGAGCAACATTGATATAAACTAGAAAAATTAACAAATCCTATTGAATTTAATCCTTCAGCTATTACGCTATATAAATTTTGTCGTTGATTTGAATCGGCTGAATAAGGAGAATAACTATTTTTCATAAATGATAATGCATCTATACAAGTAATATCAACTTGGATATTACCAGTACTAAATGGAACATTTACATAGTCGTTAAACATAAATCCTTTCCATACAACAGATGCTGAACCATTTAA